TAATTTCTTTTTGTACTGCTTCGTATGCTTTGTTTTTACTATAGGTCGGTGCGTATTGTTTACCGAATTTACCGGATAACACATCTTCGATCGTAACCCCCTGATTTTTGGCTATTCTTTCAATTATATCGTACTCATACGAGTACAAATAGCCATTGTCAAACAACCACGCTATATCGGTTTTATGGGCCTTGAACTCGGTTCTCATTTGCTTATCAACTCGGTCCACCCATTCTTGCACCTCGTCGCGGATGGTTTGACCGAAGCGTCCATTTTGCCAGTGCTGCGAGAAATAGCCGCCCGGATAGTAACCAAGCTGCGTAACTCCACCGGTTGCCCCGAGAACCCGTCTGTTCTCATGCCCGAGCCAGTAGTCTGCGCCGTGACCCGATTCGTGGTAGTGGGTGGAGAAGGGCTTTCTTTGTGTGGAGCCTTTGGCGTCAGCCTGTGCGTTCCAGTAGATCGCGCCGCTGGATTGGTATGCCGTCCCTTTACGCGATGCATCGCCTATAGTCGTTCTTTTCTGCGCCCATGAATAAACATCGCGGACGTCTTCGCTGGGGCAAGCTTCCAGCAAGTCAAGCGCTTTGTCATATCCCTCTTTACCGATCGCTTTAATCATGCCTTGGGCCATCCGGGTGCTGTAATCGCGGACCATCCTTGCCGGGGCTTTCTTTTCCGGCTGCGGTACTGGTTTTGCCCTCGGTTTGTTCTTCTTCCGGTGTCCTTCCTTCCACTCGTCGTAAGACATGGAGCCAAGCTTTCTATGGTTTCGAAGTCCGAGGTCATCGATGCGCCCTTGGTCTACCCCAACGAGATCGGCAATCAAGGTGCAGCGGCAGTTATAAATCTCGTGTCCCGGCCCTTGCGGGTCGCCTGGGAACCGGCACCCGTTCGAGAATTTCGCCGGGTGCCATTTATCCTTTGCTACTTCTATCGACTCGCCATCCATCATTCTGTGTGAATCTCTGGTTCTGCTGTCGAGTGTGGCAAGCCATTGCTGGCGGAGCTTTATGCCCATGTCTTGCGCCCGTTTATAGCTGTCAACTCTACCACCGTTTTCGGCTGCGGTTGTCGCGGTTCGAGCGGTTCTGACTGCAGCAGCATTGTTCATGTCTGCAACTTTGTGAAGCCGCTTTGCGATGTTCGGAATAGAGTCGCCCTGCAGGATGCCCTGTGTGATTTCGCCGTTGATTTTCTGCTTATTCCAAAGCCTATCTTTCGGGATGTCTACCCGGGGCTTGATCGGAATGATATCCGGGTTGTCCCGGACCAGTCTTTCAACTGTCTGCCGGTCATAAAGGGTAAACGACGTGTCAAGCCGGGTGCCGCGTTCGATTTGGTATGTCGCATAGTTGAAGTTGTTTGCGTACACGTCAGGAAGGTGGCCGTTGACAATGCTTGCGGCAATCTGGTTTGTGTTTGTCATGTCCCGCGCCAGAGCGTCCACCATGTCTTGATAGTTGCGTCCCATGGCGATTTTGTTCTGGCGCCATTTGATGTACGTATCCCAATCGAGCGCCCCGGCATCGACTTGCCTTTTCTTGATCTCGTCAAGCTCGGTGAACCGGGACATGAACCGCCTTACCCGGTCTTGTGCCTCCCGGGACGCCCGCTCGTAAAGGGTTCGGAGCTTGCGCTCGATTTTGGCAAGCTCCCTATCCGTCTGGAGATGTGCTTGATCTGCCACGGATTACACCTCCTCCGGCTCTTCCTCTTCCTGCGGGTTCTGCGCGTTTTCAAGCGCGGTCTGCATAGCGAATCGATCAAGCTCCTCCTGCTCCTTGCGCTTGAGGATGTCTTGCACCTCGTCTACGGTTACATTCGGGAGCTTCGAAATAACGGTCTCGGTATCAAGCCATTGGGCCTCGATGTTCAGCATATCGACTTGCTCTTTCTGGTTTGAAATGCGGTTGCGCTTGAAAAGCGGAGTGGCGTCCTCCTCGTCGATTCCGAGGATATACCCAATATTTTGGATAGCCTCAATCACCTGGTATTCAAAATCATCCGCGTTTTCATCCATGGGCTGATATGCCGCGTCAATATGGTCATTTGTGGCTCCTGCCGCAACCGTGTGCACATCGAGCGCACCAAAGTCCTCGTACAGGCCCGCCCGGATGCTTGCAAGGAAGGACTGTCGGGCTTCAAATGGTATATCCTGTTTATACGGAGTAACCTTGCCGCCCTGCGAGGTGTCCACGCTGGCGATGTGGTTGAGCTTTACACGATCGCGGAACCGCTGCAGGTCCTCGTCACGCATACCGCCGTAATTCTCGACGAGCCAGTAAATCTCGGCAACGTCGGAGAGGTCGTTCGCGAAGCCGCTTCCCACGAGATCAAAGCAGTCAATTTTGTCCTTCATGCCGACGAGCGTGGACTGGTGCAGCTTCGAACCCCACCAAGGCACGATCGGAAGGGTCGGCTTTTTGTCCTCACCGACGAGCCAGTTTTCTTCGCCAACCACCTCGGTGCCGAATGCCCTTGACGTCTGGGTGATTTGCCGGTATTTCGTTTTTGCGATCGCCTCTTGCAGCGGAGAATCGGAGTTTTTCTGCGTGTACTTGGTTTTACCATCTTCCTCGTAGAAAACAACCGTCATGGGCTTGTCCGGTCCGAGTTGCCAGAATCGTGCACCCGCCCGGAGTCTACCATCTTCCTCGTCGAAGAGCGGGGCAAATCCAGTCGCCTTGAAAACATGCAGCCCGTCACCGATGTAAATGAAGGTAACACCGTGAATAAGGGCAAAATATCCGGCATCGCTTGCCCGGGTGTCAAACTTCTTGCCGAACTTCTCTTTGATACCCCCTTTCGCGAAGGTGATACCGTTTCCGAGCGAATATGTGCACCGCTGCGTATTGAGCCGGTGAAAGAAGTTGCTGGAAATCTTGTTGTTGCTGGCCGTAAAGTCAACCAGCGGTTCACCTGTCAGGCTGAGAATCGTGCGGACATAGTTGCGAATGAACGTGTTTCTCTGCGCGTCGTATTCGTCAGCGTCCACGGCTGTCCGGTAGATATCCCCGAGCTTCCACTGGTTCACGAGTTCCCGGATTGCGTCAGCTTTGTCCACAGACGCTTTTTTGGTAAAGTCCTGATAGGTCATATAACTGAACATCGGTTACACTCCTCCTTTTCTGGTTCTCAAGTGGCTTGAAAACTCATTCAGTTTGTCCGGTCGTATAGTATATCTGACGTTAACCAAACGCCCCACACGTTTTGCCGTACCATACTTCTGAACCCCTATATGTTCGTAGTATTGCTGGGCTGACTTCTCGTCAGCTACCCATTCAAGTGATAAGCCTTTGGATGAAGCTCGTTCAGACAACTGCGCCAACAGTTCAGTTCCGGACCCCTTTCCAGTTGAAGCCAGATAGTTGATAAACAGAGTGTCGGGTTTTTCTGTTATGTCTGCAAACGCTTTACCCCCGTTGTGGGATAGCGTGTATACGGGTTTACCCTCTTCGGACATCCGGTATGCCAACTCGCCAGCGTAATCGTCGTACTCGTAGTAATCCTCAACGTCGTTGTCTGTTAACACGCCTCGTTTCATTGTTGCTGGCTTTCCGCCCCCCCATTCCGGAGTTCGCTGTTCTTCCTCCCATTTACATCCTCCCCCTTGTTTCAAGTACGGAATTATAAGGTCCATGCGGCTGCGCCAGTCGCATGGTCTTTACGAAATAACGCGTGGCGTCCATAAGGTGATCGTCCACTTTTACGGGCCTGTCCTCGATGCCCTCTGCCCAGACATAACCCTCGACTTCGGTTCGCCAGTTCCTGCAGTTCGGGTTTATCTTGATTGCGCCCTGCTGCATGGCAAGCGCGGTATCCCGAATGCCGTTCGAAACGTCGTTGTTTGCCGGGATAACCCGGAATCGATCGTCTCTTCGAAGCTGTGCAATAAAGGAAGCCGCCGAAGGGTCTATGACTGTAAGAATCGTCTTCTGGACATCCTCAACAAAGCGGAGTATATCTTCGAAATACTCGCCGTCGGTTTTGCTCAGGCCGGAATTGCGTCCGGAGTAGTAGTATTCGCGCTCCGCATACCAGACAGACCCTCTCCGGCCCCAGAGAATGGCCGCGAAAGCGTTTCTAGTACCGTAATCGATCGAAAGCCCGTACTCTTCGGCGCGGCCTTCCGGAGGCTCTTCGAAGGCTTTCAGATACATCGGGTAAATCAGGCCCTCAGCCTTGCACCACCTGCCGAGCACGTATCTGTCAAAGTAGACCGTACCTGCGTACTCGGCCTCCATCGCCTTAACGTAAGACGGGTCCAGAAACGGGTTGTCGTACAGCGTCCAGTGCTGGCAGTAAACATCGACACCGTTTTCAGCACTGTCTATGAACTTCTTCACGAAGTGCGAAGGATAAGACGGGTTCCCGGCTGCATCGCACGTGGAGTACGGCAGGGACATACGCGACTTGACGAGTTCGAACACCTCTTTGTTAATGTCCACAATTTCGTCAATGTACAAGTATTTGAATTTAGCGCCTCGAATCTTCGCCACTTGCGAAGTCTTCTCAGCGCCAAGACAGTAAACCTTTTCCCCGAACAGAGTTGCCACGTTCCGGGAGTTGATTCCGGAAATAAGGTTTTCACCCCACGCGTCCCGCATCGGTTCGAGCACGTTTCTCTCAATCGTTTCCTTGGAAACTCCAAGAATCACGTTGAGGCCAGCTTTGCCCGCTCCAGCGGTTATTCGGTGGGGTATCATGTACTGTATGTCGATAAACGTTTTCCCGCATTGCGTAGCCCCGATTTTCACGTTCCAGCGACGATGGGCATTTTGGATGTACTCAATCTGCTTCGGGGAAAGCTCAATCTCAGTGTTCAAAAGCTATCACCTCAGTTTCTTTCCGGTCCTCCAGTCTATGCCCCTCTTCTCGGCCATTCGCCTTGCGGCCTGAGTAGACGCGTTGTCCGGGTTTTCGTGCGCCCTTGTAAGTATACGTTCAATCGGGGTTTATCCCGTATCTTGCCGCTATCAACTAGGGATTTGTACTCCTCCCTCGCGGCTTGCCGTCTGGCATAATAGTCATCCCTCTCCGCGTCGATCTTTGCTTGTACCTTCTGACGCTGTTTTTCAGTCATTCGGGTTTGATTTGCGCTCCCGATCATGTCCACACCGGCGCCAGAAACCGAGTCCCCAACACCCCGAAGGCTTAAAAACTCCTGTTCCGTCATAGCGTTGGAAGGTACGCCAGCCGGGTTGTTCATCTTGGGAACACCCATGCCAGAAGCACTTGTTCTACCGCCCATTTACTCAACCTCGCTATCTGCCGGAGCGTAGAAGTCTCCGCCGACGAACTGATTCGAGCCGTCGCCCTCGGCCTCCTGCTCGACTTCCTGCGTAACCTCGACGTCTTGAAACTGGCTTTCGTAGATTACCCACCCGGCATTTGAAGCGATCAACGCAACAATCAGGATTATACACAGAATGAAAAGCCTGCG